GCTTGACAGAGCTGCTGAGGATCAAAGCCGCTCTCGCGCCTCACTCATTGACCAGTGTGTGCGTGAGCAGCTGCAGCCCCGCTATGGCCAGCTCAGCCCACGCCTGGAGCGCTTCCTGTCTGGAGTAAAGCAATGAACCACGAAGAGGCTCTGAAGGTGCTCAACATGGCCAAGGATGGCAAGCCCATACCAGAGGACGTGTTGACAGAGGCGCTGTTCTTAACGGGTGATGCTGCCTGCTGGCGTGATATCCCCTGCCCTGACGTTGATGCGTTTGTCAAAGACATGCGTCAAGCAGGCTACCTATGAGCGTTGCCCTGTACTTTGTTGTGCCTGGTCAGCCAGTCGGCAAGGGCCGGCCACGGGCCAGCAGCCAGGGCGCCTATGTGCGTATGTACACGCCTGCAAAGACTGTGACGTATGAGCAGGCCATCGCACGCCAGGCGACGTTTGCAATGAACGGTATGGCATTGCTCACAACGCCCATCAGTATGCGCATTGTGGCCTTCTACGGCATACCGCCAAGCTGGCCTAAGCACAAGCAAATGCTGGCGCTTAACAACGCACTGATACCAGGCAAGCCAGACATTGACAACGTGGCCAAGGCCGTGCTGGACGCATGCCATGTGGTCTACGTCGATGACAAACAAGTCACTCGCCTGGTCATTGAAAAAGGATATTCGTATGACCCGCGCATCGAGGTCTACATCCACGAGAGATTGAAATGAGTTTTGCGAGACACCAGGTTAGCCTTAAAGGCAGCAGCGTCAATGGGCAGCCGTTCAAGCTGTGCCACCGCTGTGAAGAGAAACGGCCACCAGAGGGTGGCGTGCAGACAAGCCCACAACGCTGGTATTGCCAGCCATGCTGGGTGGACAAGATGAAGGGCCACAGATGACACAGCTGCAGGCGAAGCTACGCGCATTGCTGCGTGGCCATGAGGGCATGACTACCAGGCAGCTGTCGTACCGAACTGACTCAGGCATGCGTGACATCACCAGGTCACTCAAGGTCATGCCGGACTCATACATTGACCGTTGGACAGGCCCAGTGCGTGGCCAGTGGGCTGCAGTGTGGTGTGTTGTTGACGTGCCCGAAGACTGCCCCAAACCAGAATGATTAAGCGGCCATGGAAACCTCACTATCACAAACACAAAGGCCCACTGGAGCCGGACATGACGATCTTGCTCACCGCTGTGGCCAGAGAGCTGCTGACAACCTGGGAGATCACCAAGGACAAGCTCCTGGTGGACAGGCACCTGGCAGCCGTGGACAAGCTCTACGGCAAGGGTGCAGAGCAGCGCGTCAGGCAGTACATGCGACAGGTGGCCAGAGATGAGCGACATGTCTGAATCAATTGCATTTGCGCTACCCAAGAAGCCGCGCATCAGAGAGAAAGAGCCGATGCCGGATCAGCGCAAGGTGTGTGTGCTGCCGATCAGAGCCATCACAGACAAGGCCATCACAGACAACATGCTGCGCATACTTGCTGTGCTGTGTAGCTACTGCAACCGAGCAGGCTTTACTTGGGTAAGCCAGAAGAAGCTGGCCGAGGACATGAAGGTCAGCCGCCAGGCCATCACCAAGCAAATGGGCAAGCTGATCGCTGCAGGCTACGTTGAGGTGGTCAGGAAAGGTTTTAGAGGCGAGAGGTCAAACACAGTGCGCGTGATCTTTGACATCACCGTAGACGCAGCCACGGCCATCGCAGTGACCAACTCAATCGAGGACACACGGCCACCAGTGATCAAACAGGAGCAAGCCATGGCCCAGCAGCAAGAGATAGACCGAGCTGGCCAGGCTCGCATTGCCAAGATGATTGGTCAAGCACTCAGGAATAACCAACCAAGAAAGGAGCCAACCATGGCAGAGAAAAAGGACAGCATGACTGTCAGGAAAATGAAGGAAGAGATCGCTAAAAAGAAGCCACCGAAGGAACCTACATACGCAACCCCAGAGGTTGCCCATGTAGAGAGTTCTAAAGTTGCCAATGAAGCGCTCCATAGGCAACCATATAGGCAACCTAATACGGTTGCCCTTAACTCAGAAGAACACATAAGAGAGGATACATATAAGGTTAAATCTTTAAATACAATTAAAGATAACCTAAGGTTAGTTCTAGGCAACCAAGTTCCAAAGTTGATCGATGCCGGATTGACCGACCAGGACATCGATGACGGCCTCGCAACCCTGTTGGCCATCTACGCAGCTGAGGGCATCACACCGAAGGAGCAGCACCTGGTTGATGGATTGATACAGTTGAAGCGGGATGCCAGATGATTGAAGGCACCGCCAAGGCACCTAGATCGATCCATACGCCACGATCACAGGCAAGCTTAGACATGGGTAGCCTGTACATGTTGCAATCGCTCCTACGTCGTTTTAATCGATCTGTACATGTGTCATACGAACGTATGGATTCTGTACAAGCAGGGGGCATGCTGCGACGTGTGCCCTTGGAAGCGACCGAAACCTATATGCGCCAGCGCTATGCGCGCAATACCGGGCGCGTTGACGGGCGCGTAGAAAAACGACCCTTCCCCCCTCCCCCTCACCGTAGCGATACGGGGGTTCCTCACAATTTTTCCCCATCTTCTCAACAATTTTGTACACTTACCAACAGCAAGGATTGACTTATGGCATACGAACTTAAACCTGGACAAGGCTCGGCCTTTGTAAACAAATTTAAAACTGAGGACTGGCATGCGGCTTACCGTGGCGAGGTGATGCTGCCGGACGGCACGCTGTGCTACCTGGATGTCAAGCCTGGCAAGACGGCTGCTGGCGAGCATTGGTTCTCGATGTGATGGCATCTGACGACAGCGATATACCGTTCTGATGGCCACAAGAAAGTCACCGTCCAACATTCCCAACTTGACTGGCTGGGGTGGTACTCGCTCGATTGAGCGCAGGCTTGAGAGGTCTACCACCTTGGCCGGCAACCGTGAGGCTGTGGCGTATGCATTGCTTTGCATGGCGAACACCAAGATCAGCGACATCATGACTTGGGATGAGGGTGGCAACGTGACCGTGAAGGCTGCGCACCAGATCCCTGAGCATGCGCTGACGGCCATCAAGTCAATCAAGCAAAAGGTTGATCGGGATGGCAACTCAACGCTTGAGATTGAGCTGTATGACAAGGTCGGAGTGCTGCGCATCCTGGCCAAGGCTTCTGGACTGCTGGACAACCCAGATGAGTCTGACAAGCCTTCGGTGATCGGGATCAATATCAAGTCACCGATCAGTGACATTGTTGACGTAAAGGGAGATTGACATGGATGAAAAGTTTATTGACCGGATGATTGAAGTGCTGATGCTTGAGCTTGATACCGACCTGGATGACCAGGCGTGGGAAGACATCTGCGACGACAAGCTGGACTTGCTGATTGACCTTCGCAAAATGAAAAAAGGTATGCATGAGCCGGACTAAAGAACAAAGCGGCAAGCAGATGCCCACAACGGGGCTGAACCTGGATTTCAGCGCAAGCCCCCAGGTGTGGGGCTTCTTGCAATCTAACGCCTTTGTGCGCGGCATGATGGGGCCGGTGGGGTCGGGCAAGTCTTATGCGTGCGCAGCCGAGATCATGATGCGTGCTGTTAAACAAAAGCCCTCTCCCATTGATGGCATCCGCTACTCTCGCTTTGCCATTGTGCGTAACAGCTACCCCATGCTGAAAACCACAACGATCAAAACGTGGATTGATCTTTTTCCTGAGTCAACCTTTGGGCCACTGCTGTGGACACCGCCTATCACGCACCACATTAAGCTGCCCAGCCGTGGTGACGCAGCTGGCATTGACTGTGAGGTGATCTTTTTAGCCCTTGACCAACCCAAAGACGTGCGCAAGTTGCTGTCTCTTGAGCTGACTGGTGCCTGGGTGAACGAAGCGCGTGAGCTGCCCAAGGCTGTGATTGATGGCTTGACCCACCGTGTGGGCCGGTATCCGACCAAACGTGATGGCGGTGCGACCTGGTCGGGGATCTGGATGGACACCAACCCGATGGATGACGACCACTGGTGGTACAAACTGGCTGAAAAAGAAAAACTCACCGGCCAGTTTGCCTGGAAGTTTTTCAAGCAGCCTGGTGGCGTGGTGCCGGTTGACCCAGAGAACTTGCCAGAGATGCCCGAGGCCAACGACCACATCTTCGCGGCTGACAAGTGGTGGAAGGTAAACCCCAAAGCTGAGAACCGCAACAACTTACCGCCTGGTTACTACCTACAGATGCTGGGCGGCAAGACGCTGGACTGGATTCGATGCTATGCGGGTGGTGAATATGTCTACGTCCAGGAGGGTAGATCGGTCTGGCCAGAGTATGACGACTCGACCATGTCTGGCGACACCGACATTGACCCAAATGTGCCTATCCAGGTGGGCCTAGATTTCGGTTTAACCCCTGCAGCCACCATTGGCCAGCGCTTGCCTAACGGTCGGTGGGTGATACACCAGGAAATTGTCACCTTTGACATGGGCCTGGAGCGTTTTGGCACACAGCTGCTGGCTGAATTGAACGCTCGATACCCGAATCACCAGGTTTTGATCTGGGGTGACCCAGCTGGTATGGCCAGAGATGCCATCTATGAGGTCACTGCCTTCGACTTCTTGCGCACACTGGGTCTAAAAGCGCAGCCAACTGCGTCAAATGACTTCAAAGTGCGACGTGAAGCGTCGGCTGCCCCCATGATGCGTCTGGTTATGGGTAAGCCCGGCCTGATTGTGAACAGAGAGTGCAAGCTGCTGCGCAAAGCGCTGGGTGGTGGCTACCATTTCAAGCGAGTTGCGGTCGGTGCTGGCCATGAGCGCTTCAAAGACGCGCCAAACAAGAACGAACACTCACACATTGGTGACTCATTTGGGTATTTAATGCTGGGCGGTGGCGAGTACAACCGAATGACACGCACACACCAGCTCGGTGGCCGCGCTCCTGGCATGACGACGGCTGCTTTGGACTTTGATATCTTTTCATGACCAACCTGATAGACACCGTCAACGAAAAGCTGGCTTGCACCGGCATTTACTTTGAGCCGATTACTGATTGGCACATTGAGCGACTGTCTGAATACGTCAAAACGCCCTGGCCAATCGATCCGCTAGACACTATTCATTTCAACATGGAGCGCGGCCCAAGCGGTGCCCTGTACTACAACGGCAAACTGCTTGGCATCATCGGTGTTGCCGTGCTGTGGAAGGGTGTGGGTGAGGTGTGGACGATCATCGACGACAGCATCAAGCACA